GCTCGACGACCTCCCGTACTTTTTTCCAAATTTGGAAGAAAGTCCTGACCTTCGACAAATCCATACTCGGTCATACGGTCGAACCAAGTTGTATAGTTAGAATGAACCCCTAAAGCCTCATGCAACTGCCGACCAGACACAACAGGCTCTTGATTGTCATTCACACTGACATTGATAATTTCGTTCATAAAATTCCTTTCTAATTTGATAATATTTGCTATAATAAAAATAAAAACGATTGGAGAATTTTCATGGATTATACTATCTTTATTCAACCTGCTATCAGTATCATAGTAGCGATTATTTCAGGTGTTTGGTCATATCTTGCCTCCAGAGCAAATAATAAGACCGAGATTGAAAAACAGGCCAAAGAGCATGCTCATTCCGTAGAAAAACTAGAAAGAGAGTTTCAGTATCAGCTTGGTACACTCAAACAGCAACATTCGCTTGAAATTGAAAAATTAAAACAATCACACGAGTTGAGATTGCAAGAACTTGAAAAAGTATCTAGTCTTGATGCTGAAAAAGATAAAGCTCTGAAATTAAATGAATTTGCATTCAAAGCACTAACTGGCGAAGTTGATCTTGATAAAGCATTTGCATTAAGTGATAAAATGAACGCTTATAATCAAAAACAATCACTTCAGGAACAGTTCATCCAGAAAACCTCTAAAAAATCATAAATCGAATTCTTGTCTAATCCTATCTATCTCTTTATCATGCCAATTTTGATATTCTTTTATGCGTTTTTTCCTATCTCTCTTGGCTAAAAAATAGGTGCTCAAACCAACAAATAAATTGATAAATATTACGAAGTAAAACCAAATTAAAAGTTTCACACCATTCCCCTCCTTATCTCTCCGAGTGCTAACACAGTCTCCCACACATCTAGCCCTTCAAGGCTATCAACTATCAGTTGACTGAGCTGGTAGTTTTTCTTTTGCCAGTTCTGGATTAGTTTGCTAGTCATCTTCTTCCACCACATTCTGCACTTCCACAACCTCTACATGAGCCTGCTTGACTATCAAATCTTTAGAAGCACAGTAGCGAATTAAGATGCTCACCGCCTCGCCAATTTTCAAATCATGCTCATTAGCAAAATCTACAACATATTCATACGCGTCCGATTCGATGCGGACTACTTTTTCAGCTATTTTCATATCTGTGTTCCTCTATTTTCTGTTCATAAGCTCTCAACTTAATCTCATGTTCTACTTGTTGACAAATTTTTATAGCTTCGCCGTAAGTTGTAGATTTCTCTAATAACCTATCGGCAATGTCGACTACAAAACCTTCGTTCATAAAATACTCCTTTAGACCGATTATATATATTAAATTCTCCTGCATAATGAAAAATAAAAAGGAGAATTTTATGCACCTTAACCTTAACCAAATTCGCATCGTTGAAGCTTGCCATAAATTTTTGATTGGCATCACTTCCTTCGAAGAAGAGCTTCAAGATGACACTCTTGTCTATCAATATCAAGGTGAGCGTATTACCTTTGATACATATCAAGAATATGAGCATCTCTCGTTCGTTGATTACAAACTAAAATTTGGCTACCTTGACGATGTTAGGACTTACCTTGATGACAGAGAAGAATTAGTAAATGCATTCCCAACTGAAGAACATCTGAGAGCCTTACAGAGAGTATCCAATCCCGAACAAGCTCGGATTCAAATTTTTAAACTTTTGACAGAAGTCAACCTTGAAACTCTTACCAATAAAAATCCAGAGATTAAACGAGATAATTTCGGTTATAGTTTCTTCAATTTTGCAACAAAAGAAGAATATCCTATTTATCTATTCTCTAACGATGCTACTTTTGAACTAGTTGCTATCAGTTGATACAACTTCGCCTTCAAAATCGAACGTTTTTAGCTCGTGAGCTAGTTCTTCAAGCTCGCGGGCTTTTTTACTGAATTTACTGCTTAACTCAATAAATTTATCGATGTTTGTAACTTTGACAGTTACAGTCATTGACTTAATTCCCATGCTCCCCTCCTCCTTTCTAGTTCGGTTAGTTTCTCCCTTCCCGTGATATAATGAACATATCAACACGGAAAGGAGGTCAAGTCATGAAACAATTTATTATCGATTCACTAAAAGATGAAGTAGATACTATTACCATTTCTTTCACAAATGGCGATAAAATAACATTCTTCCAAATCTATGAAACCTACTCCGACCAAGAGAACATCATTGATTTGGTAGAGTTAAAAACAGACTACAGACACTTAGTGAACATCGAACAAATTGCACACATTCGATTGAATGTGTAATGCTACCACACCTAATCCTTGTGATTAGGTGTTTTTTGCTGACAAGCTCTACGCTTGATTGCGAATTCTAAACTTTTGATAAGACCGCCTGGCTGATGAATGCCTAGGACCGAAATCTTTTTCAAGCTTGAAATAGCTTCTTCATAGGTTTCTGACGAAAGCAAAATCTCATCAACCATATTTTCAAAATGTTTTTCAATGATTTCTTTCATCCCCTCCTCCTTTCCATAAATAGCAGAGCTGTACCGCCCTACTCCTCTCTCAACTTCTCCGCCAGCACCAACCGCACATAAGCCGCCATCGACAGCCCCAGACGCTGGCACTCCACCCCCAACCGCTTCTTCATCTCAACCGACAAAGACACATGTATAGACGTCATGGTTACCCCTCCTTCCACCTGTTAGTTAAAGTTCTTGAAGAAGTCAAGAACTTTTTATACAAGTATTGTATAAAGTTTGACCAAAGACTGACCATTGGGGAAATAGCAGAGCTGTTATCTCTATTTGAGATATTTTTCTTTAAAAGAATAATCTCATAACGAGATATTGTCAACTAAAGAATAAGTCAGTTTCTGACATTCCAAATTCTTTTGAGATGATAGCCATCTCATAATCTTGAAACGGGAACTGACCTTTTTCTTTCAACTCATACTGCCTACGATTTTTCAGACCAATCAAATCAGCCATATACAGAGTTGTTAGCTCACGCTTTTTCCGCTCTTCTCTTAATCTTTTTTTAGGAAGTAAAAATCGTGAACGAACTTTTTCTTTATTTGTCAATAACCATCACTCCTTTCTATGTAAATAGACCAATCAGCCACCAAATCAAGCCAACCAGCCCGACCAGTGCCAACAGATTAAGCAACAATCCACCCTTGATAGAGATAGTCGTCTTTGCCCTGCCATCCTGACTGACAAAGGTCTTTTCATAACTACCAAAGAGAATTTTTTTCCAACTCATAAGATACTCCTTGCGGGAAGTACAGCCAATGTGGTACACTATACCTATCCCTCTTACGAGGGAGGGGCTTTCGCCCCTACTTAATCAAGCTACCACTCGATTAAGTATTTTACTCGAAGTCTAAACCAGAAGAATTGAATGTCAAATTCGATTTCTCTGCGTTTAGGCTTTTTTTCGTGTCTTGCCATTGGCTGTACCTCCTGTGTTATTAGGCTAATTCCTTAACCTTGACTATATTATATCTCATTATGTGATATTTGTCAATAACTTTTTATCACTTTTTGAGATTTTTTTGTTTATTTTTTTATCTCATTGCGTTATAATATAGTAAAAAGGAGCAAGAACAATGAAAAACATACTTGGTAATTCCATTAGAGAATTAAGAAAATCCAAAAAAATGACGCAAGTTGAACTTGCTAAAAAAACCGGTTATAAACAAAATACGATTTCAAATCATGAAAACGGAAATAGGCAATTAGATGAGCAGGACATTTTAAAGTATGCCAAAGCTCTTGAAGTTGAACCTCAAGTATTGTTCGACTTATCAAGAACCCCCACCACAGCCCCTAACAGCCTCGTAGAGCAGATTTCGGACAAGGTGGTGCAATTATCCACCGAAGGACAAAAAAGCGTGCTACACTTCACCAGCGAACTCCTAGAACGCGAAGAAGCTGACCGCATCGTTCAGGAAGAACCACTCTTCAAAATCTACTTTAGCTCTGCCACCAAGGCGGGCCCAAAAGGATACGGCTATGATGACTACGATGCAGACTACGCCTATACCAACCAGGAGCCACCCCGCCACGACATTGCCACACAGGTAGATGGAAACTCCATGAATCCAGACTACCAGGATGGCGACATTCTCTACCTCAGAGACTACGGAGCCAGCCACTACAACGGCGAAGAGTGTGTTGTGGTCATAGACGACAAGTCCTACTTCAAGCGCCTCTACACAACCGAAGACGGCTTGAGACTAGTCTCTACTAACCCAGACAAAGACACCTATCCAGACCTCTACATCGAATTCCCACCAACCGACGGAAGCCATATCAAAATCTTCAACGTAGTTGGTAGCTTCACACCAGTGGAGAGGTAGGCCCATGGTGATTGAGGAGTTTAATAACTTAGTTAATTAAAAAATACGTGCACGCCCACCGCACGAAAAACGGGCAGGAGAATTATATGGAAAATAACGTCACAGTAAATGTATACACACAAAACGAGAGTTATTTTGACGGCGGATTATTAAGTTATATTGGACACAGTTTACTTGCTGCACTAATTACTATCTGCACCTTTGGTATTTGCGCTCCTTGGGGGATTTGCATCATGATTAGTTGGAAAACTAAGCATACAGTAATTGATGGCCGAAGACTCTACTTTGACGGAACCGCAATGCAGTTATTCGGAAACTGGATAAAATGGCTTTTGTTAACTATCGTTACATTAGGTATCTACTCATTCTGGTTAAATATCAAACTTGACCAATGGATTACCAAACATACGCATCATATCGGTTAAGACAAAAAGCACACTGCCACTCGACCATTTCACTATCATCGTAAAGTCGTGGAGGTGTATAGGGGATAGGAGGAAAAATGGAACAATCAAAAATTTATAGAACCAAAGAAAAATTCGATAGCATAGTCAATCAAACCGAAAATGAATTCATTGATTACTGGTATGCCCGTGACCTTATGCCCCTGCTTGGTTACGAACGTTGGGAGAATTTTCATAAAGCTATCCAAAGAGCGATGAACTCCGTAGAAACCAGTGACACCAAGGTGTCAGATCATTTTCGTGAGGTCACGAAAATGATAACCATAGCCAAAGGCGGACAACGTCCAGTAACCGATTATATGCTTACTCGTTACGCTTGTTACCTTATTGCCATAAACGGAGACACTAACAAAGAAGAGATTGCCTTTGCTCAATCCTATTTTGCAGTCCAGACCAGAAAGCAAGAATTGATTGAGGAACGACTCCACTATATTGAACGCACAGAAGCTCGAGGTAAACTCAAAGAATCTGAAAAACGCCTATCACAAAACATTTATGAAAGAGGTGTTGACGACAAAGGATTTGGACGTATTCGGTCAAAGGGCGACACGGCACTATTTGGAGGACATAGCACACAGGAAATGAAAGAACGTCTTGGTGTCAAAAGCAACCGTCCACTAGCTGATTTCTTACCAACTCTGACCATCGCAGCAAAAAATCTAGCGACCGAGATGACAAATTACAATGTTGAAGAAAACAACCTCCATGGCGAAAAATCCATCACAGATGAACACGTTTTGAATAATACAACTATCCGAAACATGCTTGGACAACGCGGTATCAAACCAGAAGAACTCCCTCCAGCAGAAGACTTGAAAAAGTTAGAACGCAAAGTAAAACAACAAAACAAAAATCTTATCAAAGAAGCAGGGAAATTACCTTAAATAAAAAATCCCCACACTCTCCGCCGGCAAGCTTGAGTGCAGGGCAATTCCGTATAGTAAAAACCTGCTTTAGCAGTAGGTCTCTTTACTATACCCATTTTATCAAATTTGAAAGGGTAAATCAATGGCATATTTTAGAAAAAGAGATAACGGATGGGAATACCGTATCTCATATAAGGCTCCCGATGGATCATTTAAGCAAAAATCAAAAGGGGGATTTGCTACTAAGAAATTAGCTCAATCTGCCGCAAGCAAAACAGAGAGATTACTTAACAATAATGTCCGTGTTGATGACAAACAAACATTTTTGGACTATTATCACAACTGGGCTGAGATACATAAAAAGCCAAATGTCACACCTGTCACTTGGAAGAAATATCAGCATACAGCAAGCAAAGTCAAGTTGTACTTTAAAGATACAAAGTTAACCGAAATTACAAATAGCATGTATCAACAGGTACTCAATCAATTTGCCAGCACACACACCCAAGAAACAGTTGAAAAGTTTCACTATCAAGTAAAGGCAGCAGTCAAGATGGCGGTGCACGAGGGCATCATTGAGCGGAACTTCTGCGATTTTGCGATCATACGCTCGTCGGTAGAATCATTCGCAAAAGAAACCAAGTTTTTAGAAATGGAGGAGTACATCGACTTAATCCGACAGACAAGAAAAAAGATAAAATATCATTCGTATGCAATCATATACTTAATCGCTGTAACAGGGATGCGTTTTGCTGAAGCAGTTGGATTGACTTGGGATGACATAGATTTCGAAAATGGATTGATTGACATCAATAAAACATACAACTACAATACTACATTTGATTTTGCACCAACCAAAAATAGTAGCTCGATGAGAAAAGTCCCTATTGATGACCAGACTATCAATTTGCTTATTGAGTACAAAGAAAAGTATTGGATTGAGAATGATCAAAATAGAATTTTTGCTTCCGTGTCAAATGCAGCAGCCAATAAGACTATTAAGAAAATTGTTGGGCGAAATGTCCACATACACTCATTGAGACATACCTATGCTTCATACTTGATTACCCAAGGTGTTGAGTTGATTTCCATTTCTCAATTATTAGGACATGAAAATTTAAACATCACACTCAAAGTCTATGCCCACCAGCTTGAATCATTAAAAGAAAAAAGCAATGACAAGGTCAGAAAGATATTTGAAAAATTTGGGGCAGATTTGGGGCAGACATAA